TGGCTGGCCGAACATGAAAGTTTTAGGAACAAATACGCGCGAGCGAAAGAAATGCAAGCCGATTACATCTTCGATCAAATAATAGATATTGCAGATACTACCAAAGAAGGCGTTATTATTAAAGATGGTCCTGACGGAAGAGAAGTTACGACTGCTGATATGATTCAGCATAGAAGATTACAAGTTGATGCTCGCAAGTGGGTAGTATCAAAACTGCTACCAAAGAAGTTCGGAGATAAGATCGATGTCACAAGCGGAGATGAGAAGCTGAACTCAACAACTGTAATTACATTAGGCAATGGCAAAACTTTAAATGCATAGTATGACATTAGATGAAATTACAGGCTATGTTATTAAACATTCACAACCATCAGAGCTTCATAAATACACCAAAGCTCAAATAGCTGATGTGATTCAAAAGTTTGCAAAAGACTATCATTTAGCTATGTTGGAAAAAGAAGAAAAAAAGCGGAAATGATCCAAGATGCAGCCGATGTTTATGTTCCGAATACATCATTTCGAATCGATGGGCCACATGCGAATCAAAAGCAAGTCAAATTTTTAGAAGCTATTACATCGGATGAATATCAATTCATGGCATACGGCGGAGCGATACGCGGAGGCAAAAGCTTTGTTGTCCTATTCGCTATTCACTGCTTATGTATGACATTCCCAGGATCTCGATGGGCAGTTATTCGCGTTTCGCTGCCAGTACTCAAGAAAACCACTATCCCATCTTTCAACAAGCTCATAAAAACAAGGCTATACGGCAAGTGGAATCACTCAGATCATATATTCACATATCACAACGGATCTCAGATCATCTTCATGCCTGAATCTATCAGCCAGGATCCTCAGCTCAATAATTTTCTCGGCCTCGAAGTGAACGGATTCTTTCTTGAGCAAGCTGAAGAGCTATCGCAGCTCATGTGGGAGAAGGCGCTTGAAAGAACAGGATCATGGTATCTCGATAAGATGCCCAAAGGATTTATATTTCTCACGTTCAATCCTACTCAAAATTGGGTTAAGAAGTTGTTCTATGAGCCATGGAAAGATGGCAGGCTCGAAGAGAACTTCTACTTCTTAGAAGCGAAAGCTGATGATAACCACGATGTAACGGAAGACCAATGGAAGCAATGGGGAAAGATGGCTGAGCGTTATCGATTGCAATTTGTGAGCGGAGATTGGACTGACTTCGCTGACAAAAATAATCTGTGGGCTTTCGCGTTTGAACGCTCTAAGCATGTATGCAAAGCTGAAGACTTCCCAGAGCTGGATCGCTCGCAGTTGCTCTATCTATCCTTTGACTTTAATAGGAACCCGATATGCTGCTCAGTTATTCAGCACATAGATGGAGTGGTATATGTTCATGAAACTATCAAGCTAGGCAATTCAGATATTTATGCATTGTGTGATTACATCTTAACGAAGTATCAGGACTATATGTATATGATTACTGGCGATGCATCAGGCAAGAACTCTTCAGCACTGGTCCAAGATGGATTGAATTACTATACCGTCATCCGTCAAAAGCTTGTTGTCGGAGATGCTCAACTTTCGATACCGTTAGCGAACCCAAGCTTAGCAGAAAATCAAGTGCTGGTGAATTCATTGCTTTCAAATTACTCTATACAGATTCATGAAGATGCTGCTGCTCATCTCATCTATGATCTTGCTAATGTGCGAATGAATGCAGACGGCACAATCGTAAAAGCAAACCGTGAGGATCCTACACAACAAGCAGATGCGCTCGATACATTTCGCTATTGGTGCAATATGTTCATGGGCGATTTCTTGAGAATGGGGTAAAGCGCTGATTTTGTTATTCGGATTATTATTTGTATTATTGCACTAACGACATCGGTAAGAATAAACATTTTTCACATCAGCCCTGCTTCTATTGCGCCAACGGTGTCGCAATCTTCCGCGTGATGGCGGCAGGGCTGATGCTGCTGATGCTGCTACTTTTGCTGCTGCTGCTGCTGCTTTTGCTGCTTATGCTGCTGATGCTGCTGCTGCTGCTGCTGCTGCTGCTGCTGATGCTGCTGCTGCTGAACAGCCTAAAAACTATAAAGATTTACTTCTGATATTCTTAAAAGAATTTGTTTCAAAAAGTTAGTATATTTTAAATGAAAAATGTTTTTATATTTGCTCATGGTAAGTATTGCAGTGGTTTTGTATTTCCATTAGCGATGCTTACTTCAGGAGACATTTCAAACTCAATATAAAGCTTTGTGCTTACTCATCTCATCATCATATCGCTCGCATGTAATGGAATCTATATTGCCAGCAATGCAGAAGGCATGATATTTACTACTCCTGCTCGCTGGCTCACTCAGCACCTTCCTCACATATTCATTATGCCACTATTTGACTGCATTACATGTATGGCTTCCTTTTGGACTCTGGCCTATGCGCTGCTCGTATGTCATCAACTGCTAAGCTTAGAAATCCTTTTTGCTATCCCGGCAGTAGCGTTTATGAATAATATATTTTACTCGATCCTTGAAAAGCTGAATAATGGCGATAATTGATGTGGCCGCAATATTGAAAGATAAATGGGACTATATGGGCCGCTGCTGCAATGGTACTCAAAACTATTCTTATAAATCAGACGGCAAGCTTCGCATCAAAGTCAAAGGCACAAAGTTCGATATGTTCTTTAAAGGGAGACGCGAGCGCGGAGCGAGAATCATTTCTGAATGGGGGAAGCTGTTGAGTGAATTGCAAAACATACTTACTAAATATGAATTATAATGGCAAAACTACATCAGATATTCAACACTGCTCAGATGGCAGGCTATTCAGTCCAAGAGCATCATGATATTTATGAGATGATACTTAAAGAGGACTCTGAGCTTAATCCTGCGAACAGAGAAGCGATTGCGCTATTCATGGCCAGACAAAAAGAGCTGATGGAGAAATATCCGAAGCTCGCTAACATCAGGCCACCGATGCAGATGGGACTTCCTAAAAAGCAGCCGAAGAGCGATATTGTCAAACCTGTTAAACTCCATATAGGTAGAGGATGATAGAGAAAATCACAAAGCTATTAAAGCGCAAAGAAGATCACTTTGCTAACTCGAAGCAAGTCACAGAGCTTGCTTTCACTGTTGGAGGCATAGACTATTATCAGCACGTGGATGAGCTGAATATCCCTTACGGCCGCGCTCTGAATGCGCTCACTATCTATAAAGAGATGGACATGAAATGTGATCGCTTCTATCTCGATCAACACATCAAAGCGATGAGCGAAATATTTGCAGGCAAGAAGATCGGATTCGAAGAGATGAGCAAGATGAAGCAACTTAACGATCAACTCAAGGAGCGAGTTCAATGGATCATCATCCCGGATCATGTGTATAAGCTCGCATCGATTCGCTACTTCGATAAGAATGAGAATCCTAATTCGTATGATTGGAAATATGCGATGAAGAAAATTGAACACTGGAAGAAGCACGAAAGCGCAAACGCTTTTTTTTTGCGAGAGCCAATACTGAGATTGGTTCCATTTTTAAGATCTGCCAAAGTAGATTTAAAGGAATATTCGGAGGCAGTGGAGGCAATGACAATCGTTCATTTGGAACATATCTCGTTGATGCTGCCCCTGGAGCAGCGGAAGGCATTGCCCGGCTATTTAGAGAGGTTGTTTTGGGAGGAAATGCAGCCGACGAAATCGCCTGCGAGCATTTAGGAATATTTGATTATCTTAGCCGTCTGAACGAGGCATTAATAGCCCTGAAGAAAAAAAGTAAGTCTGTTGAAACACCATCATACAGAGGCAAACCAAAACAATCGAAATAATCATGAATGGACTCTATTGTTTTAAACTTCACTTCCGATCCGGCCCAGCTTACTCCGATATTTAATGCGCTCAAGTCTATAGGCCAAGTCTCTGAAGAGAATGAGGCCAAATTTGCCGCTGCAAATGCAGAGTTCCAGGCTCAGGCCGCAAAATCCACTCAATCTGCTACCAATCTCGGTACTGCTGTAAAGAATATAGTTCCTGCTGTAGCAACCGAATCTATAATAGAGCATACTTCAGCAGTAAAACAAAATACTGCGGCCACC